AGCACGAATGTCGCAGGCTTGATGCGCTGCATGACCAACTCCAGCGAACCTTTGCGCGGTTTCCAGTCGTCTAAGTCTTTGTTCACCAGCGTGAAGTACTGCTGCATAAACGCGCCTTTGGCGCGGCCCAGCAGCGTCTGGTCTACGATCTTGCACTGCCCAAACACATCCTCAAGGCCGTTGCTGGTGAACGAACCAGTCAAGCCCCAACGAATGCCGACATCGCCGATGACTTTGTTCAGCGCCTTAAAACGTGCGCCGGACGGGTTCTTGAGCTTGGTCAGTTCGTCAAACACGATGGCGTCGATGTGCGCCAGGTTCTGCTCGGCGAGCCACTGGATGTTGTCGTAGTTGCTGACGATGATCTGAGCGCCGCTGTACAGGGCCGCTTTACGCTGCGCTGGCGTGCCCACGGCCACCGCCAGCGAGGCCATCGGTGCCCACTTAGGCTGCTCGACTGGCCACACGTCGGTGCACACACGCTTGGGCGCCAGCACGAGGAAGCGCTTGACGTGATCGTCGCGCAGCATCTCCCACATGGCCGTCAGCGTGATGGCTGTCTTGCCAGCACCCACCGGAGCCAAGATCATGGCGCGGTCGTGCTCGTACAAGAAGTCAGCAGCCGTCTCTTGATAATCACGCAGTTTCACGCAGCCACCCTTTTTTTACGTTAAGTTGTGCGCCGCGCAGGGTTACTACATCGCACAGCAAAGGCGGGCCGTCCGTTGTCCATGACTCAGCCCGAAAACGCCAGCGCGTTTTGTTTTCATGGATGTCATACAAAGGCACGGCATACCCTGCGTCAAACAACTCATGCGAACTGTTGTATCCAGTCATTGATCTGCTCCTTGTTCCATAAACAAACGTATTTCTGATTCATCTTGGCCATGTCACTGGCGAAGACTTTCTGCAACTCCGACAGCCTGCCACCCTCGGTCTTGACCTCGACGAACCATGTCTGGCCGTTGGGCAGGCACACGATCCGGTCGGCCACGCCGCGATGCGCAGGGCTGGTGAACTTGTACGCCCGCCCGCCCAGCTCTTTGACGCGCTTGACGAGGTAGGCTTCGACTTGTTTCTCAAGCACGATGCTTAAACTCCTCTGCGGTCACCAAGCCGTTAGGCTCCAGTTCGACCATGATTGTTTTCTCATAGCTGCCAATGATCACGCAGCTCGGGTTGTACCCGCGCTGCAAGCAGTATTCGCGCAGGGCTTCCTGCAATTCACTAAGCGTTAGCGCTACGGTTTGAATCTTCATGTCGTTTGCTCCTTTGCCGCAATAATACATGAAAAAAAGATTTGCACAACAAATATTTTGTGTGATACACTGAACGCCTCATCAACTAAAGGACAGTCAAATGGAATATCACATCCCCGCTGCCGATTACAGCAGCATCAACGTCAGCGAGTACAACGATGGGATCTGGATCAGCGTCATGCGGCACTGCGGCTACGCGTCCACCCACCTCACACGCGAGCAGGCCGAGCAACTGCGCAACGCCCTGATCGCTCTGACGGAGACAGCAGATGCAGCACAGTAACATCGTCGGCGGCTCGACCGCCAAGCGCGTCATAAACTGCCCTGGCTCTGTGGCGCTGGTGCAGAAGATGCCCCCAAAACCCTCCAGCAAGTACGCCGACGAAGGCACACTGCTGCACAACGCCATCAGCGCCATTCTTGAAGACATGAACGTCGATGTGATCGGTATGAAATATGAAGAACAAGTGCTGACGCAAGAGCTGTACGATGACAAGATCATTCCAGCGTTGGCGTTGCTTGATGAAGTTGACCCTACTAAGGAGATGTTGTATGAAGTGGAAACGCGTGTTGGTTTCGGCGATTTGTTACCTGGCGTGTTTGGCTCTACTGATCTTGTGGGTCGTATTGGTAGCCGCGCTATTGTTTTGGATTGGAAATTTGGTGATGGCGTGGTGGTGGACGCTATAGAGAACGAGCAGCTGATGTTCTACGCTGCGGCCTGCATGCGCACTGAAAGCGCGCAGTGGGCGTTCGCTGGCGCGACTGAGGTTGAGTGCATCATCATCCAGCCGCCTATGATCAAACGCTGGGTGACCACGAAAGAGCGCATCAAGCAGTTTGAGCAGACGCTGGTGCAGGCAGTTAAAGAGTCTCAGTATCCCGACGCAGTTTTGCATTCCGGCGATCACTGCCGCTGGTGCGCAGCCAAGCCCGTTTGCCCTCAGATGACGGGCGCTGTTGAGCGTGCGGCCTTGGTGAAGATCAAAGAGATCGACGCCGTTACGCTCGGCCAGCACCTGACCAAGGCCGACGTGCTGGAGGGCTGGATTACAGACCTCAGAGCGCTGGCGTTCCAGTTGCTTGAGAAAAACATTCCCGTGCCGGGGTATAAAATTGTACAAAAGCAAGCCCGGCGTCAGTGGACCGATGAGAACAAAGCAATCGCTGCGCTGCACGACATGGGTGTGCCCCGTGGCGAGCTGTTCAGCCCAGAGGAAATTCGCAGCCCTGCTCAGATTGAGAAGGTGCTGAAAAAGCGCAAGTTGGCACTGCCTGACGAACTCGTCAAGTCGGTGTCATCAGGCACAACACTGGCAAGCGAGGATGACCCCCGCCCAGCAGTGTTGCAAATCGGGTCGCAGTTGTCTGCGGCTCTCTCTAAACTTTAGTAAAGGACAATCATGTCAAATCTTGCAACTTTCTCTTCGGCAAATCTGCCAGCAGTCTCCACTCTCTCCACCGCATTGCGTTCGCTTGAACAAGGCGCAGGCACATCGGGCGTCGTCATCCTGAAAATGGACAAGACAGGCCACTGGGTGTTTGGTGCTGACCAGACTGAAGTCGAAGACGACTCCACCTGGGCCGTCAATCCTTTCTCTTTTGTTCACGGCTTTATCGCCTGGGGCGACGGCGAAGTGCTTGGCGAGAAGATGACCGGTGTGCAGCATCCCCTGCCCGAGCTTGACCAAGCGCCTCCTGGTGCCAAGCGCGGCTGGGAGACACAGATCGGCATGTCGTTGAAGTGCCTCGTCGGTGAGGACAAGGACATGGAAGCACGCTTCACCACGACCTCGGTCGGCGGTAAGAAGGCCGTGCAAGCATTGGGCGTCGCCATCGCCACGCAAGTGGAGAAGGACCAGACCAAGCCTGTGGCCATCGTGCGCCTGAAGAAGGACCACTACGTCCACAAGTCCTACGGCCGCATCTACACCCCGGTGTTTGAGATCGTCGAGTGGGCCAGCATGGACGGCGCTGCTGAAGCGCCAGTGGCTGAAGAAGTCGAGGCTGCACCAGCTGCTGGTCGCCGTCGCCGTGCGGCCTAAGTGAAACAGGGGTGATGTGCTTGCATACTGAGGCTGCAAGTTAAATGAGGAGCTGTGGGACAGCACATCGCAAGATGGAAAAGAGGAACTAGCAGCATCACCCCACCTATAAAGTAAAGTACAGTATGAATCTTTGGCTTGACTTTGAGACCCGCAGCCGCTGTGACCTGAAGGCCAAGGGCGTCTACAACTACGCGCAGGACGCAAGCACCGAAGTGCTGTGCATGTCCTACGCCTTTGGTGATGACGAGGTCGTCACCTGGTTGCCGGGCCAGCCGTTGCCCCGTGAGGTGACCGAGCACAAGGGCCTGATCTACGCCCACAACGCCGCCTTTGAGCGGCTCATTTTTTGGTATGTCTTGCAGGTCGACTTCAAGCTGGAGCAGTTCGTCTGCACCGCAGCGCAGGCCCGCGCTAACTGTGCGCCTGGCTCGCTGGAAGACGTGGGGCGCTTTGCTGGCGCTGACATGCGCAAAGACCACCGCGGCGCGCAACTGATCCGGCTGCTGTCGCTGCCGCAGGCCAACGGCCAGTTCCGTGAAGACGCCGCCCTGATGCAAGAGATGGTCGAGTACTGCGAGCAAGACGTGCGGTCCATGCGCGCCATCAGCAAGGCCCTGCGGCCACTGTCTGATGATGAACTAGCCGACTACCACACCAACGAGCGCATCAACGACCGTGGCGTGCTGGTGGACGTGCCGCTGTGCCAAGCCGCTGTTAAGTACTCCGCCGACGAGACCGTCGAGATTCAGCAGATCGTGTCCGAGGTGACCGAGGGCGTCATCACCAGCGTGCGCTCACCTAAGATGCGCGAGTGGGTGCTGGAGCGCGTCGGTCCAGAAGCCAAGAAGCTGATGTGGACCGGCGAGAAGTATTCGATTGACAAAACTGTGCGGGCCAACTTGCTCGCGATGGAAGACCCCGATGAGATTCCGCCCCATGTTGCAGACGTTATTCAATGCGCGGACGACCTCTGGGCGTCTTCGGTTGCGAAATTCAATCGCCTCTCAAACTTGGCCGATGAAGAAGATCACCGAGTCCGAGGCGCTTTCGTTTTTGCTGGAGGGGCTGCCACCGGCAGAGCGTCGAGCTATGGCGCGCAAGTTCACAACTTTACCCGCAAATGCGCCAAAGAGCCTGATGAAGTACGCCACGCTATGGTGCGTGGACACACAATCACACCAAGATTTGGAAAACGTATCACAGATGTGCTCAAGGGGATGCTCCGGCCGGCGCTGATCGCCAAGCCTGGCCACGTCCTGATCGCCTACGACTGGTCAGCCATCGAGGGCCGTGTGCACCCGTGGCTGTCCAACTGCCCAGCAGGCGAAGCCAAGCTGGACGTGTTCCGCTCGGGCCTTGACCCGTACAAGGTCAACGCTGCCGCCACCTTTCGTGTGCCTTACGCCGACGTCGCTGGTGACCAGCGTCAGGTGGGCAAGGTGCAGGAGCTGGCCCTTGGCTTTCTGGGCGGCGCTGGCGCGTTTGAGGTCTTCGGCCGCGCCTACGGCATCCGGCTGTCGCCGGGCGAAGTCCAGCGCGCTGTGGACGGCTGGCGCAGGGCCAACCCGTGGGCGCAGGCGCACGGCCAGCAGTTGGAGAACGCTTACCTGCGCGCCATGAGAAACAAAGGGCATGAATTTAAAGCAGGGCGTGTTGTGTACTTGTTTGACGGCCAGACCCTCTGGTATGCTTTGCCCTCCGGTCGGGTGCTGTGCTATCCGAATGCCAAATTTGATGATGAAGGCAACGTGACGTACACCAAAGCAGCCTGGAAGCCCGCCGCCGACGCCAAGGAGTGGCCCCGCGCCCGTCTGTGGCGTGGTCTGGCTTGCGAGAACGTCACGCAAGCAGTAGCGCACGACATCCTGCGCCATTCACTGCGCCAGCTCGATGGCGTGGTCCTACACGTCCACGACGAGATCGTTGTCGAGTGCCCGGCTCACGAGGCCGAGGCAGTCGCCGCCCGTATGCACCAGATCATGTGCACCCCGCCTGCATGGGCGACCGGCCTGCCCTTGGCCGCTGAAGGTGTCACAACAACGAGGTATTCATGAAACCGCAATACCAAATCTCATTTTCGGGCGGTCGCACCAGCGCCTACATGACCAAGATGCTGCTAAACAACTGGTCAGACCGTTACGACTTCATTGTGACGTTTGCCAACACCGGCCTTGAGCACCCTAAGACGCTGGAGTTTGTTCACAACTGCGACAAGCATTTTGATTTCAAGACGGTATGGCTAGAGGCAGTTGTGCATGAGGGCCGGGTGGCTAGCACCCACAAGGTTGTTGATTACGCCAGCGCATCGCGTACTGGCGCGCCGTTTGAGGAAGTTATCAAGAAGTACGGCATCCCCAATATGGCGTTCCCGTATTGCACCCGTGAACTTAAGATCAACCCCATGAACTCGTACTTGCGCAGCTTGGGGCTGGACTACCGCACAATCCCAACAGCAATTGGCATCCGCGAAGACGAGAAGCGCCGCGTCAGCAAGACTGCCGAGGCCAAAAATATCGAATACCCCCTGATCGACGTCTGGCCTACCGACAAAGCTGAGATTCTTGACTGGTGGGCAGAGCAGGCGTTCGACTTGGGCATCGACGAGTTTGAGGGTAACTGCCAAGGTTGCTTCAAGAAGTCGATCAAGAAGCAGTTTATGCAGATCGAACGTGACGCCAGCATTTATGATTTTCACCGCCGCATGGAAATGCAGTACCGATCACACGGCCCGCAAGTCGGCGACCGCGTGTTTTTTCGCAAGAATATGGACACCATTACGCTGTTCAAGTTGTACGAAGAGAACAAAGGCACACCGATGAGAGACGCCCGCGCCGACGAAGATGGTGGTTGTTCCGAATCGTGCGAAGTTTACGAAACAACTATTGAGTAAAAAAGAAAGCCCCGGCGGGTTAGGCCGGGGCTAAAGTTCCAACTAAAGGAGAAACCCGTGAAAGATTTCGTTGATCATCTTACCAGACTTGCCCCAGAGGGCGAAACTTTTTTGCTGGTACGCCAGAAGCCCCAGCTCAAAGAGGGCGAGATGCAGTTCCACGCCAACGGCGCCATCAAGGCCACTTGGCCAGCCATGTTGCCCACGGCCAAGATCAAGCCCGAGTGGGCCATTTACGGCAACACTGCGTCGTTCATCATCGACCGCTTCAAGGATGGCCACCCCGGCGCCAGTGCTGCTGCGTGCGAGTACGTGCTGGTGATGGTGCTGGACGACGTGGGTGACCCTGAGAAGGCCCCCAACGTCCCGCCGCTTGAGCCGACGTGGAAGATCGAGACCAGCCCCGGCTCGTTCCAATGGGGCTACGTGTTCAGCGAGCAGCCCACCAAGGCCGAGTTCAGCGCGGCGATCGCCGCCATTGCCGAGGCGGGTTACACCGACAAAGGCGCGATCAACGCGGTGCGCAATTTCCGTATCCCTGGCTCGATTAACCTGAAGCCCGGCCGCAACAACTTCGCCGCCCAGCTGCGTGAGTTTAAGCCCGAGCGTGACTTCACCCTTGAGCAGATCTGCGCCGCCCTGAACGTGGTGCCTGGTGAAGCCGAGGATGCCCACCGCCCGATTCGTATCTCCGACGACGGCACCGACGACGTGATGGTGTGGCTGTCCGATAACGGCATGCTGCTGTCCAAGCCCAACCAAGAAGGCTGGGCCGGTGTCATCTGCCCCAACAGCGCCCAGCACACCGACGGCAACCCCGAGGGCCGCTACCTGCCCGCCAGCCGTGCCTACTGCTGCCTGCACTCGCACTGCACCGAACTGGATTCTTCTGTGTTCTTGCAATGGGTGGCCGACAATGGTGGCCCCAAGCACACCCCCGGCCTGCGCGAGGAGCTGCTGGCCGCGGCGATGGAGTCAGCCCTGAGTAAGCTGGCACCGACGCCCAAGTACCCCGACGCCGCCGCCGCTATCGTGGCCGAGGTGGAGCGCAAGGAGCTGGGCCGTGTCGAGAAAGAGGGCTGGTATGAGCGCTTCGCCTACCTGCAAGATGACGACGCCTACTTTGACATGCAAGAGCGCCGCGAGGTCAGCCGCGCCACGTTTAACGCCATCTTCCGGCACATCGGCTGCAACTCAATCCACGGCAAGCGCTCGAAAATCGAAGCCGCCACCAGTTTTGATGAGCACCGCCAAGCCAAGGGCGCCCGCGCGCTGGTCGGCCTGACCTACGCCCCCGGCGAATCGATCCTCTGCGCCCGTGATGGCCTGGTGTACGGTAACCGCTGGCGCGACGCCCGTCCCCCGGCCGTGGCCGGCGATGCCGGCCCTTGGCTGGCTCACGTCGAGCGCATGATCCCTGACGCCCGCGAGCGCGCGCATGTCCTTGACGTGATGGCCTTCAAGGTCCAAAACCCCAACCGTAAGATTAACCACGCCGTTCTACATGGTGGCGCGCCTGGTGTCGGTAAAGATACCCTCTGGGCCCCGTTCCTCTGGGCCATTGGCGGCGATGCCCTGGTCAACGTCTCCCTGGTGCGCAATGAAGAATTGACGTCCCAATGGGGTTACGCCCTTGAGACCGAGGTTATGGTGATCAACGAACTGCGCCAGGCCGAAGCCAAAGACCGCCGCGCGCTGGAAAATCAACTCAAGCCCCTGATCGCTGCGCCCCCTGACATGCTGCCGATCAACCGCAAGGGCCTGCACCCCTACATGGCCCTTAATCGTTTGTTCGTCCTGGCTTACTCCAACGAGCGCGTCGCGATCAATCTCCCCACAGAAGACCGCCGGTGGTTTGTCATCTGGTCCGACGCCGGCCGTATGTCCCCCGCCGAGTCTGTGGGCCTGTGGAGTTGGTACAAGTCGGGCGGCATGTCCTGCGTGGCCGCATGGCTGCACCAGCGCAACGTCGCCGCGTTTAACCCCGGTCTACCCCCGATGATGACTGAAGCCAAGGCCATCATGGTTGAGGCCGGCATGTCCGGCGCCGAATCGTTCCTGGTGGAGTTGATGCGCGCCCGTATCGGTGAGTTTTCCAAAGGTGTCGTTGGCGCCCCCTGGCATGCGCTGTGTGATCGCCTGCAAGGGTCCGCGCCTGGCGCCATTAAAGTCGTCCAGGGCGCGCTTTTGCATGCCTTGAAAGAGGCCGGTTGGGTTGACTGTGGCCGCTTGAAGTCCCGCCGGCACGATACCAAGAAGCACATTTTCTGCGCGCCTGATATGGTCGAAATGTCCCGGTCCGAATTGCGCGACATGGTAGAGGATCCCCCGCCGTCGACCCTCCGCGCTGTCAAATGAAAAAAGGCCCGTTAAGGGCCTTTTTTATAGGTTAAGCAGTACCGCCAGCAACGCGACGACAAGGGCCGCCAGCGCGGCCGTCATGTCGACCGCCTGACAATGTGCAGCGCTTCACGCGCTGCCCCCGATGCCTGGCGCGCTGTCATGTCGTTTTCTTCAATGGCCACCAGCGCGGCCGTCGCCTGTCCTAGGGCAAACTGTAGCGCTTCGATGCGGGCGAACAGTTTTGCAGCGTTTTCGAAGCCCTCCGCGTAGCAGAGTCGTTCCGCTTCGCTGGCGGGTAATCTCATGTAATCAAAGTCCATTTTTTATCTCCAAGTATTCGGCCACTGTCCGGCCGGTTAAAAAAGCATGTTCGGCGCTTGGCATGTCAATCGGCGCGCCATCGGTGGCGTCGGCTAATTCACTTAGCCACTGCCAAAATTCTTTCACTCGCATATAAAGTCCTGCAAATTGGCTCGCATGATTGAGTACGGTCCGGTCTTAAACAGCGCGTAGTATTGGAAATAGATTTCCTTTAGTTCCACGGGTTTACCCTTATAAGTGCCTTTAGCGCCAGGCCGCGGCCAACTCTCCCGCGTGGGATATCGATCGGGCGCCGGATTGTGTTTGTAACCGGGTATCGGACTATTCATAAACTACCCCATTATCAAAAACGCGGGTTAAATTTGCGGCCGGTACATACCGGACCGTCTCGCCGTCCGCGCGGACCATGGTCCGGCCAAAATCGACGGCCACCACGCGGCCATCGATGGCCACCACGCGGCCGCGCGCATCGGCCGTCGGTTTATCGTGGCCAAGACGTCGGACCACGGCGCGCGCAAATGCGACGCGATCGCCTACAGAAAATTTGCTCATGTTTTGCCCCTTTAGCCGGACGAATTGTCCGCGTCTGGCCACATGGCCAGACACTGAAAATCAGACGCTGGCCAAACGAATAACGCGCTTTTGATGGCCGCTAGCGTGATCAGCGATCACCACGTCTCGCGCTTGAATCGATGTACCGGCGCAGAGTGTGCATTTGGCACATGTGGACCGACGGCCGCCCTCTGCGCTGGCCGGACAGATAACTTCGCCCGCTTGTTTGTCCACACCGACAGACACGCGGAAAACGCGCATGCCAAGCAAATTGGCCAGCGCGGCCTGTTCGATTGTGTCCGCGCTGGCCATCACCAACGGCGACCACGCGCTGGCGTCAAATTTGGCGTTTTGCCATTGGTGCGTATAGCCCCGACGTCCGGCCGCGTAGCGTGTGATTTGTGACCACATGCGGACCGGCGCAGCGAAAGGGTCCCCATAGGTGCCAAGCCGGACAATTTTGCCGGCCAAAGCGCGCGCGATTGTGGCCGGGTCCGCTTTTGTATAGCGGCCGCGTTTATACGCGTTAAACACCGACAAAACCGAACGACCGACGTTAACGTAGCACGGCGCTTCGCCGGTTTCGCTGGCCACAATTGGCCGGTGCACACAATCGCCACAAATGCTCACGTCGTCGCCGGTCTTAAGCGCTTCGACCGGTGAAACGTCGGACCGGATAATAAACGTCTGTACAAGCGCGCCGGTCTTTTCGTTTTCGCTGTCGCTGTCGATTTTGTTGACGATCACCACAATAGGCGCGCCGTCGATTTCGGACGGTCCCTCATACGCAATAAAACCCAAAAATTTGTTTGTCATGTGATGCCCCTTATTTGGTTAAGACGTCGAAGTAGGCCAGCGCGCATACAAGCAGCGCGGCCGCGATGGCCAGCACGGCCAGGATGTCTAGAATTTTGTCTTTCATAATTCCCCCACATGGTTTTCGTAGATTTCCGGGTAATTGGTGGCGAGCTGCTGCTGCGCGCACATAATGGCCGCGCGCAGGGTGTCAAACGCGCCGATAACGTCGCCCTGATCGGTGACAACCCACGCGTCGCCGTCGTGCGCAGCGACAACCATGCCGTCGCCGTCGGCGCAATATTGGCCGTCCATGTTTTGCCATATGACGCCGCGCATGTCGTTTGACATGTCATAGTTGAACGTCATGTCGCCGTCGGTAAACATGCCATTAGGCAATTGCTCGAAAAAATAACCGTCAGGCGTGAGTAGTGCGTTTTTCATGGGGTAATACTCCGAAAAAATGAGATCTACGGTTTTTGGGGTTTTCAAATCAGAGACAGGCGCGCGGCGTCGATGTCAGCAGCGATCAGCGCAGCTGCTAACGCAGCGACTTTGACGCCGTGATACTGCGCGGCGTCGGTGCACGCGTCAATGGGGCGCAGCTGCTGCTGCGTGCGTGCGTAGATGTAAGCTTTGATTGCGTCGTTCATACAGTAGTTCCTGATTGGTTGATGATGTATCTATTGTAAGTGATTTCCGCCCATTGTCAAGCGTTGTTGCAAAAGAATTTGTAACAATTTGTAACTGTGGACGCGGTGGATTGATTGTGGACGGCGTGAAAGCGCGGCCGGTGTCCACATGCGCGGCCAATGGGAATGCGGGTTTGAGCTGTTTGTGGATATTGTGGACTATGAGAATTACAGTTAACAGAAAATAAGTGCTTAAAAAATAGGCAATTAGGGTCCAGCGAATTTAATTGCTTGTCCAAATGGTCCACATTGTCCACACTCGCCGGCCGCGAACTCTGGCGCCAAGTTTAAGTTAGTAGGCACTAACCTAAATGTGGACTGTCCACATTGTCCACAAACCACAGTTCATACAGTGATGTACATGCATACAGTACTGTATAAACGTACATGCATGCAGTTTGGGTTGACGGCTGATTGTGGACTGTCCACATTGTCCACAAAATGTTAGTAAGCACACACTAACTGCATGGTGGTTTGAGCTGGAGGGGGGAGGGGAAGGGCCGAGCGGACCGGTCAACGGTAGCGTAGCGTTCAGCAACAATTTTTATTTTTTTAATATAAGATGCACGCACGCATCCACGCGGCCATACATCTATGAGTTTTCATTCACTGCCACTTGTCATCAATGAAGTGCGCGCCACCGAGGCGGTGCTTAACCGCATCTACGACGCAGCCAAGCTTGGGTTGAAGGGCGACAACCTGGCGTTAGCAGCAGGCATGGTGCCCACCGCCTACCGGCAGTTGTGCGAGTTAGATAGAGTGGCGCAGCTGGCCGAACAAAAAGGCCGCGCCGACGGGGAGCTGCTTGCGTCCCAACAGCTGCACAAAGCAGCTGAAGAGGGCGACGCCAAGGCCAGCCTGGCTATTCTGCAAAACGTCCACGGCTGGGTAGCCAAGCAGGCCATCACGGTCGACGTCAACCAACAGATCAGTATTCTTGGTGCACTGGCCGAAGCCGAGCGCCGCGCCGCCGACGTGGTGGATGTGATTGCACACGAGCCCTCGTCTACGACCATGCCAGCGCTTCAAGCCAGACTGGCCCCACACAAACAAAGCGCCTAATGCAAACCACCATCTATTCGGCCGAAGACGAACAAGAGTTGATGGCCAGGCTCTGGTCGCCACAGTACAAGGACAACCCACTGGCGTTTGTGCTGTACACGTTCCCGTGGGGCGTCAAGGGCACACCGCTGGAACACTTCTCGGGGCCGCGCAAATGGCAGCGCGAGGTGCTCCAGCAGATCGGCGATCACATCAAGCAGAACAAGGGTAAGCTGGACTTCAACACCCTACGCCACGCGGTGAGTAGCGGGCGCGGTATCGGCAAATCGGCACTGGTCTCATGGATCGTGATCTGGATGCTGTCCACCCGCATCGGCTCGACCACGATCGTGTCGGCCAACTCAGAAAGCCAGCTCAGAAGCATCACATGGGCCGAGATCACCAAGTGGCTGGCCATGTCCTTAAACAGCCACTGGTTTGAGGTAAGCGCCACCAGGCTCATGCCGGCCAAGTGGCTGACCGAGCTGGTCGAGCGCGACCTGAAAAAGGGCACCCGTTACTGGGGCGTCGAGGGCCGGCTGTGGTCGGAAGAGAACCCAGACGCCTACGCGGGTGTGCACAACTTCGACGGTGTGATGGTAATCTTCGACGAGGCCAGCGGTATTGCGGACGCCATTTGGGCGGTGACCGCTGGTTTCTTTACAGAGAACACCCCGAACCGGTTCTGGCTGGCGTTCTCCAACCCACGGCGCAACACGGGGTACTTCTACGAGACGTTCCACAGCAAGCGCGAGTTCTGGAACACCAAGGTGGTGGACGCACGCACGGTTGAGGGGACGGACAAGCAGGTCTACCAACAGATCATCGATGAATACGGGCCGGACTCGTCACAGGCGCACGTCGAGGTGTACGGCGAGTTCCCGAACGCTGGCGACGACCAGTTTATCTCCAGCCTGGTGGTGGACGACGCCATGCGCAGGCCCCTGTACAAAGACCCAAGCGCGCCGATCGTGATCGGGGTGGACCCGGCGCGGTTCGGAGCAGACGCCACGGTGATTGCGGTGCGGCAGGGGCGAGACATCACGCGCATCATTCGGCACCGCGGCGACGACACCATGACGGTGGTCGGGTACGTCATTGAGGCGATCGAAGAGTTCAAGCCGGCGATGGTGTTTATCGACGAGGGTGGGCTAGGCGCCGGCATCGTGGACCGGCTGAAAGAGCAGCGCTACAAGATCAAGGGTGTCAACTTCGGCTGGAAGTCACGCAACCCGGCCATGTACGGCAACATGAGGGCGCAGATTTGGGGCGACATGCGCGACTGGCTGAAGTCGGCCAGCATCCCAAACGACAGGTTCTTGAAAACTGACCTAATCTCGCCTATGATGAAGCCAGACTCCAAAGGGTCGATTTTTCTGGAGTCAAAAAAAGACATGAAAGCCCGTGGCTTGGCGTCGCCCGACGCTGCTGACGCCATTGCGCTGACCTTCTCATACCCAGTCGCAAGCCGGGGTGAGTACAATAAACTTGACAACCGTTCAACTAAGGCTTATGCTTCGTCCCATGTAGGAACAAGTTGGATGGGAAGTTAAATGACACGCAAAATTTCGCTTTTTGACAAAATTGAAAAGCAATTAAATGGTTGCTGGTTGTGGGTAGGTGCATTGACACACGACGGGTATCCTCGGGCGGGTGCTCGGTATATGCACCGCGTTTCGTATGAAACACACAAAGGTCTTATTCCTGCTGGGATGACGTTAGACCACATTTGTAAAACCCGAAACTGTTGTAACCCCGATCATTTGGAACCCGTTACACTTCGGAAAAACATCGCAAGAGGCAATTATGGGTGGCGTAGCGCGTTAACGCATTGCAAACACAACCACGAATTTACGCCTGAAAACACAATTGTTCGGCCCACAGGTGGACGAAACGGCGGGCCTAAGCGAGAATGTAGGGAGTGTGGGCGAATTGCGCAGCGCGCGTACCAACAACGAAAGAAGGCGTGATGGCAACAAAGAAAACTGTCTCTCTAAGCGTCAAAAAGGGCGAGAAGCTGCCGGTGTCCAAGGGCGCAGGCTTGACAGAAAAGGGTCGTGCGAAGTACAACGCAGCTACTGGCTCGAATCTCAAAGCGCCAGCGCCCAGCCCCAAGACAAAGGCCGACCAAGGCCGTAAAGATTCGTTCTGTGCCCGCATGGAAGGGGTTGTCAAAAACGCCAAAGGCCCAGCAGAACGGGCCAAGGCATCACTTAAAAGATGGAAGTGTTAATCATGGCTACAAAACCTGGACTGTATGCAAACATCAACGCCAAACGCGAACGCATCGCGGCTGGCTCTGGCGAAAAAATGCGCAAACCCGGCGCTGCTGGCGCACCCTCGGCCAAGGACTTTAAAGAGTCGGCCAAGACTGCGAAAAAGCCTGCCAAGGGGAAGTGATGCCACTCGTCAAGTCAAAATCCCCCGAGGCATTTCGCAAGAACGTCAAGGCTGAAGTGTCTGCGGGTAAACCCGTAAAGCAGGCCGTGGCAATTGCGTATTCCGTCAAGCGCGAAGCGGCGGGTAGCGGTAACCCTGCCAAAAAACCAACAATGAAAACCAAAAAATGAGCCTTCAAGCCCTGCAAGACTGCCTGATTGTGCGTCCAGACATGGAAAAACACGAGTTGTTTATCCTCTTGAGGCAGAAACAAACTGGCACGGGTGTGGTAATCTCCGTTGGGCCTGAAGCCAAGGACGTAAAAGTCGGCGACAAGGTGCTATTTGGTGATTCCATCGGACAAGACTTAAAATACGAGGGTGACAACCTTCTGGTCATGAGGGAATCACACACCCTCGGAGTATTTGACGCATGAAAGACACTACCGGAATCGTAGCCGCAGCAAATGTGGCAAAAAACGGACCAAACTCGTCAAAAGGCGGTTCCGAGGAAATTCTGACCGTTGCCCGTTCACGTTTGAACACAGCGATGACTGCGTTTTCCGAGACTCGTGAAGACGAGCTTGACGATTTGCGGTTCTACGCTGGCTCTCCAGACAACCAGTGGCAGTGGCCCGCTGATGTGCTCCAGACCCGTGGCTCTTTGCAAGGTCAAACGATCAATGCCCGCCCCTGCCTGACCATCAACAAGCTGCCGCAGCACGTTCACCAAGTGACGAACGAGCAGCGCATGAACCGCCCTGGCATCAAGGTGATCCCGGCTGACGACAAGGCCGATGTGGACATGGCAGACGTGTTCAACGGCGTGATTCGCCACATCGAGTACATCTCCGATGCTGACGTGGCCTATGACACCGCCTGCGAGAACCAAGTGTCCTACGGCGAAGGCTACATCCGGGTCTTGACCGAGTACTGCGACGACAAGACGTTCGATCAAGACATCAAGATTGGGCGCATCCGCAACAGCTTCAGCGTCTACATGGA